GCTGACAGTAAACCGAAACGGGAGAAGATTAAAATGCGGATGACGAAACTTGGAAAAGGTCTCTTTACAGCTCTCGGAGCGGTTGCGCCAAAATTGGCAAACGATGCCGCATTTCCCGCGCTTGTCGGCACTCTGACGAAGGAAACGATCAATAAGCCTACGTTGAAGGCTCAATTAATCGCGATGGATGCCGAACTTGATCCGGAAGAAATTGATTCTGTTATGGACGCGATGACCGACGAAGAAGAGACCGAAGAAGAGAAGAAGAAGAAAAAAGAAGCCAAGGACAAAAAGGCCAAAGACGAAAAGGAAGAAGAAGAGAAGAAAGCCGCGGACAAAAAGGCGAAGGACAAAAAGGCGAAGGACGAAGAAAACGACGAGCTGGAAAAGCGCAAAGCTGACGACGCAAAGGCAATGGACACGAAGCTCGACGCTTTCAAGTTGGAACTTCGTGAAGCGGATCTTGCGCGGCGCGCGGTGCGGCCGGTCGTTGGCGAAGTTGCTTGCGATTCTGCTCTTGAGATTTACGGTATGGCTCTCGACAATCTGAAGGTTCCGCACGCAGAAGTCAAAGAGCTTTCCGGAAAGAAAGCCCTGTTTCAGCTCGCGACAAAGGAAAAGAGTAACACTCCGACCGTCGCGATGGATGCGACCGCGACCGCGAAGAAATTCCCCGGTTTGGATCGTATCAAGCTCGCGTAAGACACAAATTCAAGAAGACGGAGATTTACCATCATGGGCGGCTTTCAGAGTGTAGTTAACAATTTCCCGGCTCCCGCAGTTGTCGGAGATTTCTCGGACGCGGGTCCGTACCACTCCGTTCCGGCCGGTCCGGGCGGGCTCGTTTCTGGTCCCGGTGGTGTCATTGTTGGAAATTTCGCATGGGTCGATACAGACGGAGTTACCGTTCACAGTTTCGGCGTTGACGGTAAAGTACCTGCCGGCATCGTGCAGAACTCGCAGCAAGCGCTTATTGTTCAGTTTTTGGGTATCGCAACTCTCGTGATTCCTGAAGGCTTCCCCGTGACCATCATTGACGAGGGTTCGCTTTGGATGACGCTCTTCGGAGACGCCGCTTCGGTTGGTGATGACATTTACGCGCGGTTCTCGGACGGCGCAGCATTTGCTGGCGGCGTTCCTTCCGGCGCAAGCGTTACCGCTTCGATTGGTTCGACAAGTACCGGCTCTCTAGGTTCAACCTTTACGGCAACCGCGACCGGCACGAGTCTTGCAGTTACCGCGCTCACGGGTTATTTGGCCGTTGGTGATGTTATCAGCGGAACGGGCGTTCCGGCCGGTACAACCATCGTCGCGCAAGTGAGCGGTACGACCGGCGCGGCCGGCACGTATACCACGAGCGTTGTAACGACCGCCGCGGCCGCAACTGTTACCAGTTTCGGAAGCACGATCAAAACGACCGCAACAACCGGACTCATTTCGGTTGGAGACACGGTTTCCGCAACAAGCTTCCCGGCCGGTGCGACCATCGTCGCACAGGTTAGCGGTACAACGGGCGGCGCGGGCGTTTATACCATCAGCCTTCCCGGTACGGCATACGTCGCGAGCGCAACGGGCGTTACCACTTTCGGAAACGTTCTTGACGTTACCGCGATTGGTTCGGGCGTGCTTCATGTCGGAGATGAGCTTGCGGGCACAGGCGTTCCTACCGACGCTTCGATTGCTTCCCAGGTAAGCGGTACCCCAGGGGGTATCGGGGTTTACACGATTACGGAAGATGCCAGCGCTTATGCCGCGTCAACAACCGTGACCGTTACAGATGGGATTCTTACAAGCTTTGTTGCAAAATCTTCCGCAACCGTTGGGGAGATTGTAAAAGTTAGCACCTGGGGCAATTAAAATCTAGCGATTTCACGAAGGGGAGTTTCAATCATGGATCAGGATCTTTTGGTATTGGCAGAACAAGCCGGCATTTACATTGCTGGCGCAGAAGGCTTCCAGCTTCCTGGCGTGGCTCGCTCGACTCGACTTGCAATGGACGCGCAGCCGTCGCTTGTGACGCAGAGCAACGCCGGTATTCCTTCCTATCTGACAGTTTATGTCGATCCGAAGCTTATCGAAGTTCTTGTGTCTCCGATGAAAGCGGCCGTTGTTGTTGGCAATGAAGTGAAAAAGGGCGATTGGCTCTGGGATACGGCTGTCTTCCCGGTTGTTGAATCGACCGGCGAAACGTCGAGCTATGGCGATTACTCGGAGAATGGCCGCGCTGGCGTGAATACCAACTTCCCGCAACGTCAGAGCTATCACTATCAGGTAATCACCAATTGGGGCGAGCGTGAGCTTGAGCGTGCCGGTCTCGCAAAGATCGATTGGGCCAATCGCACGAACATCGCGAGTGTGCTCACTCTGAACAAGTTCCAGAATTTGACCTATTTCTTCGGCGTGGCAGGCTTGCAGAATTACGGACTTTTGAACGCTCCCGCGTTGCCGGCGAGCATCGACCCGATCAACCAAGCGGGTGCGATTCTTTGGGCAGACAAGGATGCTCTTCAGGTTTACGAAGATATTCAGGCTCTTTTCGCGCAGCTTCAGACGCAGGCAAACGGTCTCGTGGATCTAGAAACCAAGATGACTCTAGCAATGTCTCCTGTCTCGCAGGTGTCTTTGACAAAGGCAACTTCGTTCAACGTCAACGTTATGACGTTGCTGAAGACGAACTTCCCGAACATGCGAATCGAGACGGCTCCGGAGTACGCGACAGCATCCGGCAATCTGGTACAGCTCTTTCCTGATGAACTGGAAGGACAGCGCACCGTGGATGTAGCTTTCACTGAGAAGCTTCGGGCGCATCCGGTGAAGGTGGAGCTTTCGAGCTTCAAACAGAAGAAGAGTCAAGGAACATGGGGAGCAATTATCTATCGCCCCATATTAATTGCGTCGATGATCGGTATCTAGATTGCGTCGATGATTGGTATATAGTACCTTACATTACAGCGAACCATAGACGGGCAGGATGGCTTTGCTATCTTGCCCGCTTTTCTTTCAAGGGAGAAATAAATGCATTATCGCAACGGACGTGAAGCAAAGAACGGTGACAAGATCGTCAAGCTGAACTATGGAAAGGTTGTGTCTTTTGGTGTCCTTCACGGCGCGACACCGGGGGACGACTACTGCAACGGATATATCGCGGTAGTTCAATCTGCTAACGATTATGCCTGTATGTGTGATTGTTTACACATCGACGATCTCGCCTCTATATTAGCAGAACACAACTTGGACAAACGTCCAGAAGGGAAGTAGTGATGCCGAGAACTACAATTCTTATCGGTTGCCGGCTTCCGAATGGGATTACTCTTTCTCATCCGAAAGATAGAGACGTAAAAGTTACGCTCGTCGGCGTGAGCGCTTCGAAGATCATCGGCGCGACATACAACACAACGGAAGTAGATACGGAGTTTTGGACGGATTATCAAGCCGCCAATCTCGATTATGCGCCGCTTCAGAATGGCGCGATCTTCGTCGCGCACGATCCGGCGAGCGCGGTCGATATCGCCCGTGATTTGGAAAAGACGAAGACCGGCTTGGAACCGGTTCCGCAAGATTCCAACGGAGTCAAAGTCGCAGAGAAGGAATAATGATGGCGGTAGCGGTTTTCAATCTCGGAGTATTTCTCGCGCGGTATCCGGAGTTTACCAACTTCAATACCGCGCGACCGGGCGCGCTTTTGTCCATGTTTAGCGAAGCCGGCTTGTATCTTACGAACTCGGCAACCGGATGTAGTCCTGTTCCTGATATTGGACAGCGAACCGTGTTGTTAAACATGGTCACGGCGCACATTGCCTACATTGGCGGGGCTCTCCAGGCGGACGGGCAAGCTCGCCCGGTGGGAAGGATATCCGATGCGTCTGAAGGCTCTGTAAGCGCATCCTTTGCCGATGTGGCAGCCACTCCTGGAACGGGCGCATGGTACGCGCAATCGCAGTATGGCGCGGCATTCTGGCAAGCAACTGCTAATCTTCGCGGCTTCAATTATCGGCCGCGTCCAACGAATTTGAATGGGCTTACTCCAAATCCATTGCTCGCGCAAGGCATTTGGCGTGGCTAATCACTCTGTATCGGTTGCCGGTAACGTCGCGCGCAAACTTAAAGAGATCATCGATAAGATGGGCGGGGGTATTCTCAAAGTTGGCTTCTTGGAAGGTGCGACATATCCGGACGGTACTCCCGTTGCTTCCGTGGCATTCTGGAATGAGTTCGGAAGTATTCATTCAACCGAATCAAGCGGGGCAGGAGATACTCCCGAAAAAGGGGTGCACGTTCTTAATGTAACCCCCGCGCGGCCATTCTTTCGCACGATGATTGCGGAAAAGTCTCCCGCATGGCCGGCGCAGATGGCGAAGCTTGCGAAGAGTACCAATTACGATGGTCCGCGCGTGCTTGCGCTTATGGGCGAGCAAATCGATGGAGATCTAAAAAAGAGCATTAATGATTTTTCCGATCCACCATTGGCTCCAAGCACGATCAAAGCAAAGGGCTTCGATAAGCCACTTATCGATACTTCACATATGGTAAATTCCACGGGATACCAAGTATCTGAAGGTGACGTAATGGTTCTCAATAATCAGACCAACGAGTATGAGGCTCGCAAGTAAATGGATCTCCGCTCAATCTCGAATGAAGCGAGCAATACGGTTAATCCGAATTTGCAGATTACAATCGCGCGCTCGACTGGATTTACAACGGGCTCAGGAGCAAAGCAAATTCCAACCTATGCCGCGCCTGTAAGCCTGTATGGGCAGCTACAGGCACTCGACGGCTCCGAACTAAAGCATGTTCAACGGCTCAATATCCAGGGCACTCTTCGCACGCTTTGCATTACCGGACCGCTTGCTGGCGTCATCCGCCCAAATCAGCAAGGCGGGGACACTGTGACCATCGCAGCGCAGCCTGGAGTTCCGGCGTCGAGTGTTGGAACATGGCTCACGACCAAGGTTAGCGAAACATGGCCGAATTGGACTCGCGTTGTTATTGTGTTGCAAGGACCGTCATAACATGGCCGATTATGTCGTAAATATCGCGATTGATGCAGTGATTGACGCTCTCAAAGCGTTTATCTTGCCTTTCTATTTGGCACAGGCCAATAGCAACGCTGCGAACATTATCCGCGGGCAAGGGAACCGCGTTCCGATGCCGCCAAGCCCTTGTATCGTGCTCACGGAAGTTTTACAGCAACCGTTAGAAACTCCGCTTCAAGTTTGGCCGAATGCCGATCCGAGTACGCCATTAACAATTACCGGACCGAAGCGAATCGATATTCAAATCGATATTTATGGACCAACGGCCGGCGATATCTCCGCAGCTCTTGAGAATGTATTTCGTACGTCTTACGCGTGCGATCAATTTCCAGATAACATCAAACCGCTCTATGCTTCCGACTCGCTTCAAGCTCCTTTAATCACGGGAGAGGAGCAATATGAATCGCATTGGCTTTTGACTGCCTCTTTACAGTATAATCCGAGTATGACAGTACCTCAGCAAAGTGCTACAGCGCTCGCAATAGATATTTTTGAGGACATACCATAATGACCATCCCGGCGTCTACTATCGTTCAAGTTAATCCAGGCGTATTGAATCCGGGCGGAAATGCGCTCGTTTTGAATGGTCTCTTTTTGACGGAGAATCCGCTTCAGCCGACGAATACCGTTCTCTCGTTTTCGAGCGTTGCGGCCGTTGCTGGGTTTTATGGTAACGGGTCAACCGAAGCCGCAATTGCTGCGATTTATTTTGCGGGATTCAATAACGCAACGTTGTATCCAAACACGATCCTTTTTGCTACCTACAATAGCGCCGCTCGGAGCGCTTTCTTGCAAGGTGGCTCGCTTGCTGGTATGACGTTGGCACAATTGAACGCGCTTTCACCCGGTGAGCTTTCGATAACTTCCAGCGGAGTAGTTGAGACTTCTTCGAGTATCAATCTCTCAAGCGCGTCCTCTTTCACAAATGCCGCGACGATCATTACCGCAGCATTTATAACTCCAGGTTTCAC